ATGCAAGAAGAAGAAAATAAAAAAGGTCCTATGGTTGACATAGATACTTCTGGTCCAGGAGCTGACGTTGAGCTTGAGGAAACTAAACCAGAAGGTGAAGTTGAAACTGTAGAAACCAAAGAAGAAGACTCTAGCCCCGCGCCACAAGCAGAGGAACCTAGAGAAGAGAAAGCAGAAGGCAGCGACGCGCAGCCAGAAGCTAAACAGGAAAAGAAAGAAGAATTAGAAACGTATTCAAAAGACGTTCAACGAAGAATAGCTAAACTCACAAAAAAATGGAGAGAAGCAGAGAGACAAAAAGATGAAGCTTTATCTTTTGCTAAAAACCAAAAAGATCAAAAAGAAAAACTTCAAAAAAAATATTCTAGAGTTGAACAAGCTGGTGTTAAAGACAGAGAACAAAGAATTACCTCTGGTCTACAAGCAGCAGCGGCTAAACTAGCGGCAGCGAAAGAAGCAGGAGATCTTGCAGCTGAAGTTGAAGCTGGTA